ATCTTCATTACGTTGTTTAAGAAATTGTTCCCTACACCCTATCAGCTCCCCCATCTGGTCGTATTTCGGCTCCCACGTCAGTTTCCGTTTCCATCTTTCTATCTGGTGTGGGTATTTATCACCATCCGGGGGCGGATTCTTTCTAAGCCATTCCTTCACAAACGCCACGCGCTTTGGGAGCGTGGGGAAGTGATTTTTGCCCAATATGAAATTGCATTCTAAACAAGCAGATATCAGCAGGAGTAACACATCCGTCAAGTCATTCTTCCTAGCCCAGCTCAACGGTGGAACGTGGTCCTGGCAACTGTTCTGCTCCCCACAGTAGAAGCAGGTATGATAATCCAGTCCGGTGGGAATGAGATATTGAAAGTGTAAATCCAAGTTATCGTATACGCTCATGTCATCTCCATATTAGAATGGCCCCACCATGGGGCCATTGTGTGTATCAGTCCAACCTTGCAACTTCAAAGCTGCAATCTGGCTCCATCACGCACACCCAGTCGTACTCGTAAAACCATATCACCTCATCGCGCAAGCGAGCCATGGCCAAGGGTTTCATCACAGGATCCCCAGGAAACTTCAGCCATCCGCTTACTGGGTCGCATTCAAAGCCATCCATCGGCTGCCATCCACCCACATACCTTTCCCCAATCTGCGCCCGTGCCGGGCGCTCATCCTCATCCGTTACGAACTCTGGTAAGTACCCTAAATCCACCCCCAGTCCAGTCATCCATAGCAACATGTCAGTCTCCCCCTAGTATTGTTCAACAAAGCCGAAGCACCATGCCTCAACCAGTGTCCAGTCGTCCTTGGGACGACACCTACGCACTGCATCTGCCTTCTTCTCCCCGCTCGCACACTTCGTCATTCTGGCACCCGTGCCCGGATGCTCCCACGTCACAAACCACAGTGGAACTAAATTCATAATAGTGCTCCTTCGCCTGTTCGGCGGTAAAATTCGTCACATCTATCGCCGTCCCCACGTAACGGATGGTTTCTAGCTTGAACAGTCCATCGTTGGCCATCGCGTACTCCAGCATCTGCTTATATTCCGCCTGTGTGATGCTATAGACGCTACCGGCCACGACGATGAGTCTTCTTCTTCCCCACACGTTTCCCTCCCGTCAGGATATCCCAGACTGCTACGAGGGCCATGGCTAAGACCCAACCAAAGACTATACTACCCGCACTCAGCGTAATCCAGTCTAGCATGGCCCCACCCCTCAGTTTTAGGTTAAGTCTTACCTACTACTGCGTCATGTCAGTTGCCCCATCCGCTTGTTATAGAGTCCTGCCTCCACCATGTAGCAGGGGAAGTACGACTCCGCCAGTGCATACACCCACCCATCTGGCACGTCCCAAATCACTTTTCCATCCAGCCAGAAGGCGGCGGTCACCCACCGTACCGTCCCATCCCCCGCATGGGCCATAATTAAACAGTTGCCCAACATCTCGTCTGGTATCTCATCGTCATACCAGTCCGGGTTGAACTGATCATCCTCATCTAGACGGACTCCCATCATAGCTCCTTAGGCGTATACCGGTGCCACTCCGTCAAGCGACAGAGGTACACCGGTGCGAATTTGATTGGACGAACAACGTTTTCAATCTTGTTGTCGCCCACGTAGATCATCAAACGGCCCAAGGTGCCCAGTGGGATGCGATTACTCACCCAGAAGGCATGCAGCGTCTGTAGGATCGCTGCGTCCTTGTGCAGAATGATGATACATGGCCTCATCTCGGGATGTTGGTATTCTGTACCGTAGTACGCCAGCCTTGCATCCCCATTCAGGCTGTATCCACTCACATTCGGTAGATCCATTGGTACTCCTTACGAGATCGCTGATCCAGCACCATGCTGTACAGCACCTAACATTGTACCTATACTTAGGTTCAGGAGGCTCACCATGCAATCCCATCCTACCATTCTTCCCTCCCCAGATGACACGGATAGCCAGTTGATGCCTGCGACACGGGATGAGCTGACCAAGTCTCTGGAATATGCGCAGCGGCATAAGTCGCTTCCTCAGTTTCTTCGCGCGCGCGATGCTAGGCAGGCATTCAAGCAAGCGTTTGAGCTCATCGGTGGCGTCCCCCGGCTGGCCCTGTGGGCGGATCAAAACCCTGGCCAGTTCTACAACCTCTATGCGCGCTTCCTCAGCGATCCACAAGGGCGCAGTGATCCACCGCCCATCCAGCTGAACCTCTCATGGATGAAGGGTCGAGACCTGACCGGGACCGCGGTCGCTGTTTATCAGCCGGGTGAAGACGATGGAACCCCAGCTCCTTAATTACGTCCCGCGTGGGTACTTCGTTTCTATGCATCAGCGGCAGCATCGGTGGGCGTGCGTGGTGGCCCATCGCCGCTCCGGTAAGACGTTCGCGCTGATTAACGACTTGATTCTGGCGGCGTTGGAGTGTGTGCTGCCCCATCCACGGCTCGTCTTTGCCGCGCCCACCTATGCTCAGGCTCAGCGGATCGCATGGGACTACCTGAAGCGGCAGTCCGTTCCATTCCAGGAGAAGCGTCCAAATGAAACGGATCTATCAGTTCAGCTTCTGGGGGATCGCAGGATTTATCTTATTGGTATGGATAATCCTGACTCAATTCGTGGGCTGTATCTGGACGGGGCCGTACTCGACGAATTCGCATTTGCTAGACCGTCAGCTTGGTCTCAAATCATCCGTCCAGCGCTCTCCGACAGACGAGGATGGGCCGTCCTGTCCAGCACCCCTAATGGACAGAACCATTTCTATGACGTGTACAACTACGCTGTCGCCTCTCCCGCTTGGGCCACCTACTTCCTACGGTACTCAGACACCCTCATCATCCCGCCCGACGAAATAGAATCGTTGCGGTCTAGCATGTCGGAAGAGGAATTTGAGCAGGAATATAATTGCAGTTTCACCGCTTCCATCATTGGATCAATCTATGGACGACTCATATCTGACCTTGAGTCGCGGGGACAGCTTGTCGACGCTCATTACGACTCTAGCAAGCCAGTTCAAATTGCGTTTGACTTGGGTTACGCCGACGCCACTGCGCTTTGGACTTTCCAACCGGCCATGGATGGCGTGGCCGTTTTGCAATATCACGAGAACACGCGACAGCCAGTCGATTATTACATTGGATATCTTCGCTCCCAGTCTTTCACAATCAGTGATATCTGGCTCCCGCACGACGCCAAAGCGCATACGATGGTTACTGGACGATCCATTCTTGATCAGTTCTTACAGGCATTCCCAGGACGGGTGCATATTGCTCCCAGACTCTCAGTTGCCGATGGAATTGCAGCGGTGCGGCAGCTACTCCCATCCTGTCATTTCACCTCCGCCTGTGCAGAGGGAATACGTAATCTGCGGCAGTATCAGTATCGGTATGACGAAGTCAAGCAATGCTTCAGCCAAGAGCCACTTCACGATTGGGCATCCAACGGAGCAGATGCTTTCCGCACGCTCGGAGTGGTTACTAGACCCGCACATTTGCTGCCCAAGGATGATGTGGTAGAGGAAAAGAAGCCAGAGGAGAATGTGCTATGCTTACACAATCTATGGCAGGAATACGACAACCTACGCAAGACACGGAGGATATGATGCCTTCAAAGAGTCCCGCCCAAGCTCGCCTGATGGCTGGCGTAGCGAATAACCCCAAATTCGCCAAGCAAGTCGGTATTCCTCAGTCGGTAGGGAAGGAGTTCAATGACGCAGATATGAGGAAGAAGCAAGGACAGCTGGCAACCGCGTTGCGCGGTAAGAATCAACAAGGAGGGCAACTCTAATGCAGTACCTGGATTCCAGTCCGGCCAAGGTATCTAGTCCCTCCGCCTATCCGGATACGCCCGAAGGTAATCAACGTCGCTGGTGCGCTGAGATTGAGGCTTCGGTGAAGGAACTGCGTGAATGGCATACGCAGGGGGACAAGGTCGTGCGTCGCTACGAAGATCGTCGCGATGCTGTGGACGCGGTGGATAGGAAGTATAATCTCTTCCCCACCAACGTCCTGATCATGGAATCCGCCCTCTATGAAAAGGCACCGACTCCAGAAGTTCGGCGAAAGTTTGATGATCCTAATGATGATGTGGGTCGTGTCGCTGCGTCGCTGGTGGAACGGGCGATAACGCAGGATTTGGATGAGCCGAGTACGAACTTCGGGCAGGTGATGAAAGCCTGCATCAAGGATTGGCTGGTTCCAGGCCTCGGCACTTGCTGGCTCCGTCTGCACGTAGAGACAACCACTCAAAACGATCCGACCCTCCAAGCAGATTACGAAGTGATCCAAGAGGAGGAGGTGGTAATTGAGCACGTCCATTGGAAGGATTTACTCTGGTCCCCGTGTCGTACTTGGGAGGAGCGGAGGTGGACTGGGCGGCGCGTCTACATGTACAAGGATCAGTGTATCAAGCGATTTGGCAAGGAGAAAGAGAAGGATATCAGCTACAAAACGCCCGCGCCCACCAATGCGGATCCCAATGAGCCTCAGCATGAGCTTTTCAAGCGAGCAGAGATTTATGAGATCTGGGACAGGGAAAAGAAGGAGGTTTGGTGGATTAACAAGGGGATGGAATACCCGTTGGACCACCGGGATGATCCTCTCAAGCTGACAATGTTTGAACCGATGCCGAAACCGTTGTTCGCGCTGCAGACAACGAGTAATGTCGTGCCTCGGCCGGATTATGTGATGATCCAGGACCAGTATCAGGAGCTGGACATTCTTAACAATCGCATTTCCTTGCTGATTCAGGCATGTAAAGCGGTCGGCGTTTATGACAGAGCAAGCAACGGGGTGCAGCGGCTGATGACGGAGGGCTTTGATAATGCTCTCATTCCTGTTGACAATTGGGCGATGTTTGCGGAGCGTGGTGGGCTCAAGGGAGTCATCGACTGGCTTCCTCTGGAAGTGGTCGTCACAGCCGTACAAACGCTTGTCACCGCCCGAGAGGCGATTAAGCAGCAGATTTATGAGCTCACCGGCATTGCTGACATCGTTCGTGGTGCGACTAAGGCCAGTGAAACCCTCGGTGCTCAAGAACTAAAGGCGAAATTTGCTTCTATCCGAATTCAAACGCGTCAAGAAGATGTTGCCCGCTTCGCAAGTGAGATCTTCCGTATCAAAGCTGAGATGATGCTTAAGCATATGCAGTTTGACACCGTCCTGCAGCGATCTGGGGTCGCCTATCTCAACGAGCAGCCGCAACTCGTCCAGCAGGCGGTACAGCTCCTGCGTGATGCCAATGAATTTGAGTGGCGAATCAACATTCAGTCCGATTCGATGGCCCAGATTGACTACGAGGGTGAGAAACAGGACAGAATGGACCTGCTCAACACCCTCGGCAGCTTCTTTACGGGCGCAGTGCCGGCGATGGAGCAGGCACCGGACCTTCTCCCCCTAGGCGCGGCCATGATCAAGTACGTCGTGGCGAGTTTCCGTGCGGGTAAGGAGATTGAGGGTGTGCTGGACATGGTTGTGGATGGAATGGTGCAGCAATATCAGCAACAGAAGGCGAATCCGCAGCCGAAGCCGAATCCGGCCATGATGAAGGCCCAAGCGGACGTGCAAGCCACCCGGATGAAGACTCAGGCACAGGTGGAAGGCACTCGCGCTAAGACTCAGGCATCGATGGAAAAGACTCGCATGGAAATGGGCATGAAACGCCTTGAACTCGTGCATGATGCGACAATTAAGGAGAAGGAGCACCAGATGGACATGCGAAGCCTCCAGCAAGAGCAATTGCTCAAGGCTCAGCAGCAACATTTCGATCAGGCGCAGGCTCGGGAGGCTCAACTCCACAATATGTCACTGGCGGAGCAAGGTCAGGGCCATGAGCAAGCGCTGGCTACGCAAGGGCAGGGACATGAGCAGGCACTCGCCCGTCAGGGTCAGGGCCATGAGCAGGCACTAGCGGAACAGGGGCAACGACATGAGCAAGCCTTGGCAGTCAACAGTCAGGGACACAAACAAGCGCTCGCGGAAGATCAAGCAAAAGCTGACCAGCGACTTGCCCGGCAGCAAGCGACAGCTGAGGCAGGAGGAGGAAGTCTACCAGAACTTCCTGCCGAGGGGAGCGCTACGACGGATGCGAAGCTCGACAAAATGATGGATGCCATCACCCAGATGGCTCAGGCCATTGGTCAGCTCTCCCAAACAATGAGTGCGCCCAAGCGAGTCGTTAGAGACCACATGGGCCGCGCCGTAGGCATGGAGGTCGTTAGATAATGGCCGGATACGTCATGACTCTGCGTAATGCGCGGGCGCAGAAAATCTTGGATCAAATCGGTGCGACGGGTCAGCTTCAAATCATGGGCGGGACCCGTCCAGCTACAGGTGGCGCGGCGGCAGCGCCTCTTGGCGTACTTGCTCTCATGAATCCAGCGGGTACTCTTAGTAATGCAGTTATTACATTTACGAAGCCGAACGATGCTCAGGCTACTGGCACCGGCACGGCGACGTGGGCAAGAGTGACCGATGGAACGAACCCTGTGACGGATCTATCCGTCAGCGATACGAGTGGCAACGGTGAAGTCAAGCTGAATACGCTTGCGATTACGCCGGGGCTGTGGATGAGCGTGCAACAATTCTCTGTGACGGAAGGTAATCCGTGAAGTCAGCTCTCTACGATCATGGCGTATACGATAATTCCCGTTATGATACGCTGGTCGCGGAGATCACTGGAAGTTGGACGAGTAACAACGATCCGTGGAGTGGGGGTATCTATGTATATGATCCGTTGTGGATCTCCTGGACAGCGGACGACGATTCCTGGGCTGGAACCGCTAGAATTTATAACGGGATCAATGCTATCTTCAATGATGGCGCTGATGCTTGGAACTGTGTTCTCGCTATACGTCCCGCTGATGTATCTTACTGGGATGACCAGCCCGATGTTTGGAAGAACACGACCTACATTACACTCCATCCCCCGATCTACTCTGCGGGAGGGGGCTGGTGGATAAATGTCTGGGGTGATCGGTTACCGAATTGGAAGGAAAGGAGGGACAATCTTGAGAACGCGTATGCGGCGTGGCGGTACAAGGTCACGGGAGCGTGGACCTCGCAAGACTCTACATGGCGAGGTTCCATTGTCCTGGCCGACGTACAAGAAGACCGACTCCAGCAACAAATGAGGCTGATGTTCCATAAGTATGAGCCTGAGGACGAAGATGAGGATCTGCTATGGCTAATCTAAAGAAACCATGGTTTGATAATGAGGGGAATATCATTCGTGATGGCGAAGATAGGACGATGGTGTGCGGCGATCTTCCAGACTTCGTCTCTCCCATTGATGGGACTATTGTACATGGTCGCGCTGGTCTCAGGGATCATTGCGCTCGTCACAATGTTGTTCCTACTGCGGACCTAGCGGGCCTCCCGTTCACCCCTCCGCAGCACAAGCCGGATAGCAAAGAGTTGAAGGAACGCATCAAACAAATCATGACTGCGAAAGGATATTACTGATGGGTGATACTCTCCGCGAAACCCTAGAGGCGGTTGTGGATCAAGCGGAATCCAATCCTGACCAACCGCTACAGCCAGTAGAACCGAAGTCCGATGCTCCTTCTGAGCCTACGGAGAAGGTTTCTGCTACCAGCACACCAGAGACTAGGTCTGAGTCTGTTCAAGAGCCTTCTCACGCTCCTGAGCTACCAAAGAAGGACCTACAGGCAGAGCAGCTTGCAGCGGCACAGGGAAAGAAGGCAGCGCCCCCTCCACCAGAGCAGAAAGTAGACCATGTGACTGAACGCGCGCCTACTAGTTGGACACAGGAGGCGAAGGGCGAATGGGCGAAACTTCCGCTCGGTGTGCGACAGGAAGTGTTGAAGCGGGAGAAGGAAATTACGGAGGCATTGGGCCAAAGCGCAGATGCGCGCAACCTGATGACTACGATGGACCAGATGGTCGCTCCGTACATCCCACGGATGCGTGCCAACAACGTTCATCCTCTCCAGGCGATCCGTAACCTGTTGGAAGTGGATAACCTGCTGGCGACTGCGCCACAGGCGCAACGTGCGTCATTTCTGGCGAAGGCGATTAAAGACTATGGCATCGACATTAATGAGCTGGATTCTGCGCTCGCTGGACAGATCAAGGGTATCGCCAATCCTTCAGCTGGAATTAACGAGGCTGTACAGGCAGCAATTCAACCACTCCTACAGCCGATCCAGGATTGGCAGCGGGCGCAGGCCGCAGAGACTATCCGGACCCAGAATGAGGCGATCGCCAAAGTCCAGAAGATGGAGTTAGACCCACAATATGAGTTCTTCCAGGAAGTGAGGGATTACATGGCGGATATTGTGGAGATGCAAGCAAAACGCGGGCTTGCAATTACGCCAGAAGAAGCCTATACTCTTGCTATTCAAACACACCCGGAGATCAGCAAGATCGTTGCAGAACGCAGGGATCAGGACGCTGCGAGGACAGCCTTAACTCGCGGGACTGAAGCGGCTCAGCGGCTCCGTGGAGCTGCCGTGAGTGTCGGCTCATCAGTTCCTGTGGGAACACAGGCCCAGCCCAATGGAGCGATGAGTCTGCGGGACACGATTGAGGCTGCATTTACGGCTGTGGGAAGCGGGGGCAGAATCTAAGGATCCACTGACCGCTTTCGTCAACTTCGCTGGCCGACGCTAGTCACGGGGCGAGGATGGCTAAGAAGGGGAGTTATATTCTTATCTATCCTCGGAGCCCATCATGGCATTCCCGAATGCAGCGGTAAGTGACATTATCGCTACCACTATCCAGTCGCGGACTGGAACCATTGCAGACAACGTTACGAAGAACAACGCCCTGCTGACGCGCGTGCAGCAGCGTGGGAATATCAAGACGTTCTCCGGCGGTAACGTCATCTTGCAAGAGCTCAGCTTCCAAGAGAACGCGAATGCTTCCTGGTACAGCGGCTATGAAACGCTGCCGGTATCGGCGCAAGACGTGATCAGCGCAGCACAGTATGACATCAAGCAGGCCGCGTGCCCGATCACTATCTCCGGTCTGGAGCAACTCCAGAACGCAGGCAAAGAGCAGATCATTGACTTGATGGAGTCGCGCATCAACGTCGGTGAATCCACCATGGGCAATCTCGTCGCCGCTGGCCTATACAGCGATGGGACGGGCTATGGCGGCAAGCAGATCACTGGCCTGAAGTCACAGGTTGTCAAGGCACCGGCCACGGGCGTCGTAGGCGGGATTGATCGTGCTACATGGGTGTTCTGGCGCAACCAGACATTCAACGCAACGACCGATGGCGGCGCGGTGGCGGACAAGACTAACATCCAGGGTTATATGAATCAGCTCTGGTCGAAACTGGTCCGTGGGCAAGATCGTTGCGACCTGATCTTGACCGACAACGCCTACTGGAACATCTACATGCAGTCGCTGCAAGCCATTCAGCGCTTCACGACGACTGACGATGCGAAACTGGGCTTTGTGTCCATCAAGTTCATGGATGCGGACGTGGTGCTGGATGGTGGCATTGGCGGCTTTATGCCGACCAAGACGATGTACTTCCTGAACACGAAGTATATCTTCTTCCGCCCACACAGCGCACGCAACTTCGTCCCGCTCGCGCCGAACAAGCGGTATTCCGTCAACCAAGATGCTGAGGTGCAGATCCTGGCATGGGCAGGCAACATGACCATGTCCGGCGGTCAGTTCCAAGGGATCCTCGTGGATAGTTAATCATGGCAAACAGCGCTGGAGTATCTGGCCCGTTCAATCCTGCTATCGGACTCGGTGGCAGTCTAGGCCCGCTGGTGATCGGCGTATCTCCAGCGAATCTGCCTGCGGCTATTGCCGGACCGCCCGCGTGGGGTCAAGCCGCGTTGGGTGAGTTCATTGGCGTCCAGTCCGCCAATACGGTGGAGTACAGCGACAATCCTCCGTCGGTGGACTTTGACTCTACATTCATCGTGGATGTGGTGAATAACTCTGCGGCTAAGGCTCAGTTCAGCTACCAGAACACGCAGACTTATTTCTATCACTTCGCAGCGGCGGCAGGCAGTAACGCGGCTCTAGTGGCGATGCCTGCACCGACTGCTGGTCCCGCTGGAACGCCGCAAACTTTAAATGCGACTGTGACTGATGCGAGTAGTGCATTGGTCGTAGGTGCAACGGTCAACTTTACGATTGAAGGTGGCTCTGCGACTGGCAAGTCTCTGTCCGCTCCGTCTGCGGTGACTAATGCGTCCGGTGTTGCGTCTGTCACTGTGAATGCGACCGGCCCGGGAACGGCGGATGTCCATGCGTCTTGTGGAGCTGCTACCCCGGCGGATACCACAGCAACCTTCCAATAGGAGTAATCATGCAGCCTCTACAAAACTCGATGGCGGGTGGACTAAATAGCAACCTCGGCAATCAGGGCAAGGAAAAGGAGGCCCCTCTGGGGGAGCAATTTCCCGATCCCGCTACTCATGACGATGATCCTAGGTGGGGAACGAAGGATTCAACAAAGACAGGCGGAGCTCCTCCGCCTACAGATCCTCAACCGAATCCTGCCAAGTCCGCCCACGCCGCAAAAGGACATTCGCTATGAGTGATGTGATGGTGTATGACGACCAGAATATGAACGAGGCTAACGTATGGGCAGCGGATAGCCGCCTATGGGTCCAGTTCTATTCTCGTGCCGTCCAGAACAAGTTCAAGTCAGATGAGTCTGGCCGTCCCATCTTCGATGAAATTCCATTCGTCAAGATTATCGTTCCTGGCGATAAGAACCTCATCGTAGATACTCCAGCTATGGAGGAGCACAAGCATCGCTTCCCGAAGCAATGGGAACGGTACAAGAATGGGCAGAAGCAGTCGCTTGATGGAACGCCGCTGGAAGCTGTCACTTGGCTTACTGTCGGTCAGGTCGCTGAATTCAAGGCACTTAATATCTGCACGGTTGAGCAATTGGCGGATGTTCCCGATCAGCTTGCTCAGCGCTTCATGGGCTGCTTCGAACTCAGGCGTAAGGCGCAGGCGTTCCTTGAAGCGGCGAAAGGTGAAGCGGCAACGTCTAAGCTCGCGGCTGAGCTGGATAAGCGGGATAAGGAGATTGAGGCTCTTAAAGCACAGATGGCGGAGCTCATTAAAGTCACTGGTCAGAAACAGGCGGCTAAGACAGCGGCATAGTCATGGCTAACATAGACATCAGTTCTGCGTTGTTCGTCGTGAAGCAGGCCCAAGCGGAGTTGGGTCTGCCTCAGGCCGTCAGTCTGTTCAGTAGTCCGACGGTGTTAGATGCGCAGTTTCTGGCGTTGTTGAATTCAGCTGGAGCAGAGCTACGGGAGTACTTCCCGTGGGAAAAGCTTACTAACGAGTGGATCCTCACTACTCAGCAGAGTGTGGGGAGCTACCCGCTACCGGCGGATTTTGGGTACTTTGTTGATCAGTCCCAATGGGACCGGAGTAACCATTGGCCGCTACTGGGTCCCAAAAGTTCCCAGGAGTGGCAGTGGATCAAGGGGGGACTGATCAGCCAAGGACCTCGTCTCCGCTATCGTATTATGGGCGGGCAGTTTCAACTCTGGCCCGTCCCGGGCGATCCTAGCACGGGCACATATGTCCCGTGGACGCTGGCGATGGAGTATGTGTCCAACCAGTGGGTTCAGCAGTCTGCCGGTCCACCTCCCGTGAATGCGAACTTCATCACGGCAGACACGGATGTAATCCTGCTTCCCATCTGGTGTTGCATTAAGTTCTTGAAGCTCAAGTTTTGGGAAACGAAGGGGTTTGATACCACGGCATTCAGGGATGATTTCCTGAATGTGTTCACGTCCCGGACTGGGAAGGACATGGGTGCACCTACGCTTACCATGTCGCCCCGGCCCGCTTCCATCTACATCGGCCCGAATAACATCCCTGATGGTTCGTGGCCGGTTGGCTCAACGATATGAGATTTGGAGATTCTGCTCTTGCGAATCCTTTGGGCGGGAATACACTCGGTGGTGTTAAAAACTTCGTCCAGAAGGTTGAAAACTCTACTACGCTGGCCGCTCCGGTCGGTGGGATTAATGCGCGCGATAGCATCGCCAACATGGATCCTACTGACGCTATCAAGCTAGAAAACTTCTTTCCTTACACGCTCGGCTGTCAGGTTCGTCAAGGCTACATGGTTCACACCTATGGCCTTCCCGGGCGAGTGGAGACGGTAGCCACCCATCTAACGGATCTTAACACAGAGTATCTACTCGCCTTCAGCAATGGAGGGTTGTATAACGTCACGGGTGGCGGCGCGGCTCCAGCCCCGCTACTGACTGGACTGACGAATAACCGTTGGCAATGGGTCAGCTTCGCCACGGCAGGCGGCGTCTTCTGGGTTGGTGTCAATGGGCAGGATAATCCCATTATCATTGATCACAATATGACCATCTCCCGTCTGGTGGCGGGCAATGGTACGGATCCATGGACCATTTCTGGGGCTGATCCTAAGACATTCACCAGCGTCTGTATCCACCAGATGCGGCTCTGGTTCGTAGCGTCCAACTCATCGGTGGGCTATTATCTGCCTCCGTCATCGCTCTATGGAGTCCTCAAGACCTACCCTTTTGGCTCATTGTTCAGAAAGGGTGGATGGCTTGTCTCACAAGCGAGCTGGACAGTAGACGCTGGTGACGGCCCGGATGACAGATTGGTCACCATGTCCTCCGCTGGTGAGATCGTGGTGTACGCGGGCACCGATCCCTCCACGACAACGACATGGGGGCTATGCGGAGTGTTCTTCCTTGGGCGTCCCGTCGGTGTTCGGTGCATGGCGAAGTATGGCGGGGATATCGCTATCCTCTGCGATCAGGGGCTGGCGTCCCTCAATGCCATTCTCACCAGTACGACTGTCAATACGCGTACGAGCTTCTTCAGTGATAAGATTATGAATCTTATCCAGAGCGAGATACAGAACTGGGGTCCTCAGTTTGGCTGGCAACCGCTCGTGTATCCTCAGCAGAACATGCTGATTTTGAACGTTCCAGATTCTAATTACCAGAACGGTCTCCAGCTTGTGATGAATACGATTACGAGCGCATGGACGACTTTTGCGGGCATGAATGCGCTGTGCTGGACGAACTATGGAGCTCAAATCTTTTATGGCACGGCTGATGGCCATGTGTATCAAGGACTCACAGGATTTCTGGATGGATTTGACACATATCATTCTGTTGTTGGGACTGACATCAACGCCGTTGCAATAACCTCATTCAGCTATTTCCAGACTCCTGGTCAAAACAAAGACTTCACCATGGTCCGGCCGACCTTGGTCGGCGTCAACAAGCCATCTGTCGCTCTCCAGGCGAACATGGCGTTTATCACCACTGATCCTCCAGATTGTCCCGTTGCTTCTACAGTCGGCTTTCCGACATGGGACGGAGCGAACTGGGACGTTACGGCATGGACGGGTAATAATCGCACATTCAACGATTGGTTTGGCGTCGGTGGGATTGCCTATGCAGCGGCGCTGGCAATGCGCGTGAAGGCGAAGGATCAGGTCGCGTGGGCCAGTACAGACTGGGTCTTCCAGATCCAGAAGGGGACGGTGATATGATTGAGTTCGGCATGTCACACGATCTCGGGGAGATTATTGCGCGGGCAATATGGATTCCCTATGATCAAACCCACGACAATTGCCTAGGAGTCTTTAAGAACGGACGCCCGCAGGGTGGCATTGTATTTAACAACTACAATTATACAAACATTGATGTCCACTGGGGATCTGTGGAGGCGAAGGGGCATTGGCTCACTCAGCGGGTGCTGTGGGCGATCGCAGACTACTGCTTCAATCAATTGGGTGTTCAGCGGATCACCGCATATGAGAAGAGCTGTGACACTCAACTGATTGCACTAGTGGAGAAGATTGGATTCAAACTGGAAGCGACGCAGTTTGGTTATTATCCTGACGGTGACAGGCTCTGCTATGTGATGCGCAAGGATACCTGCCCGTGGCTCCGATACGGTGAGAGATATGGGCGGCGGGCCTAGTGCTCCTTCAGTACCCGACTATACACAGACTGCGACTCAACAGGCCAATCTGCAGAATCAGATGATTCAGCAGCAGACGGCTGCGAATCGTCCTAACCAGATTAATCCGATGGGCTCCCAGACGTGGAGCCAGGATCCTACCACGGGTCAGTGGACGCAATCTACGCAGTTCAGTCCTCAGACTCAAGGACTCTGGGATACCTACACAGGAAACATCGGTCAGCAAGGGAAGATGGCGACCGGCTTCCTCGGTGGTATCCAGGGAGCGAATCAGCAGTATGGCGGTACTGGGACACAGGGAGATATACTCAACCAAGCGCGCAATCTAGACCCAACGTCGGTCCAGAATGCGTACATGGCGCGGATGCAGCCTCAGCTTACTCAGCAGACGAATTCGTTGATGGCGGGGCTGGCGGCTCAAGGGATGACTCCTGGGAGTGACGCTTATAACCAAGCGGTGATGTTGAACAATCAGAAGTTGAACGATGCGCAGAGCTCCGCTATCCTCAACTCCGGTACATGGGCGAATCAGCAGCAGCAGAACTTGAATGCACAGTTCCAGATGGCGGACGCCCTCCGTCAACAGCCGCTGTCTAACTACCAGAACTTGATGGCAGGGACGCAGGTCAATCAGCCTCAGTTCGGCAGCTTCACCAATGCAGCAGTGGGTCAAGCCCCAAACCTCACGGGCGCGGCTCAACAGACGTACCAAGATCAGCTTGCGAATTACAACGCAGCACAGGCCTCCGACACTGGCATTGGCTCAATGCTCGGCACTGTCGTGGGAGGCGTCGGCGGGTTCATGCTCGGTGGACCTATGGGAGCCATGGCCGGTAGTCAACTAGGCGGCGCGGCAGGCGGCGCGGCCGGGAAGCTATTCTGATGATTACGAACCAAGGGGTAGGTCTCTATCCCATGCAGACGTATGGTAACGTCAATCCTCCCGGTGCAATGGCTCTGGCGCAAGCGCTTCGTAGTGGAAGCAGCAACAACGAGAATACAAGCCTCGCTGGTCAGCTGAGTGCGAAGGATATGGGCACGGCTATCGGCACGATTGGGAATATGTGGCAGAATAGTCAGCCTGCGACGGATACCACGGCGCTGATGGGTCTGGGAGCGAATGGATCAATTAACGGAGCTAATAACTTCGGTAACTTCTATACGCCGTCCTCACCGTCCATGTTCACCATGCCGGGCGCAACCGCTGGTCCGTCCCCATTCACGATGACCTAGGAGGAAATGATGGACGAAAAACAGATTTTGAATAGCATCCAAAGGCTGAACGGTAGTAACCCCCCGATTACGGAACAGGCTAAGAGAGTCACGAATCTCGAAGCCCGCATGCACGCAGCCGAAGAGCGTATCAGGCAACTGGAGCAGCACATCCATGACCTAGGAGACTATCATGCCTGGAAGTTGGGGGGACATCGTCAACGGATTCACTGGGAATACGGACGCTCTTCAGCCTCCGCCGCAGCAGGATCCCAATGATTTCATCGCGCAGCAGCAACAGCTCGCGCGGACTCAGGCTGCGGCCCAATACTTACGTGGAGGGGTGAACGCTTATAGCGGCCCGGGTCAGCAGGGGTATATGGTCAGCGGCCACTACATCCCCAACTATGTCGGGATGGGCCAGCAAGCGGTATCTGGTCTACTCACTCCAGCCGTCCAGCAGCAGGAGATGGGTCAGCAGATGGGATTGGAGCGGGCCAAATTGAGCGCGGCGCAACAGGCTATCCAACAGGCTCCTCAGCGTTATGCACCGACACAGGTGGATGATCAAGGGAATCCCATCCCAGCGTCACAGCAACAATCATTCCCTGAGTATAAGCAGGCCATGGGTCAGTATGCTGCTCAGCTCTTGGCTAACCCCATGACTCGTGATATGGGGATGAATCTGGCGAACTCCATCAGCAGTGGAGCTCTGGATCAGCAAGAGCTGGCACGGCAGGACAAGCTTACGATGGCGAAGCAGGCGCTGGAGAGCAAGCAACTGCTCATGGCGATGGCTACGCAAGGTAAGATCGATGTCGCAAATATTGGCCTCCAAGGGAAGCAATATGCGGCAGATTTGGGTGCTGTCCAAAAACTGGTTTCGTCTGGAATGATGGATCCAACGAAAAGATCGCAAGCTGAGAATGCGCTGGCAGCGGAGACGACGCGTGAGGCGAAGCCTTACGGTACGCAGATAGATGAGGCAACGGAGCTGCACAGCTTGATTGACGATGCAACCAAGAATGGTCTTAACCCAGCTAATTCTAATCTGATTATTGACCGCTTCCAGCGCATGGCTAACCCCGGTGCATCTGTCAAGGAGAGCCAATATCACCGGATCCAAACCTTAATGCCGGGGGTTGATGCGTTAATGTTGAAGGTGCAAGGGGTAGTGAACGGTACGGTACAGATGACACCGGAGTTGGCGCAACAACTGGGCAAGGCAGCAGACGTCTTCACTCAGGATGCCAAGCAGAATCTATATACCATCACCACGAATAAGGCGAAGCAGGCACAAGAAAACTTCATGGATCCTACCCATGTGGTGGCGAATGAGAACTGGCGTGATCCTGGCCAGAAAGATTCTTATGTTGCTAAGGATCCTACGCAGCTCCTTCAAGAGCGGCTTGGTGCGCTGAAAGGCTACATGGGAGGTGGAGGTGGACAGACTAGCTCTACTGGCACGGCTACACCGGGCGTTCCTGCACCGACTACAGACCATGGAGCATCCACCGTTGTTCCTGGTGGATCACCCATGCCGACATCTTTTAAGGATGAAGCTTGGGATGACGCTGAAAAGAAGGTCGCTCCGCAATCAGCGGATATGCTTCAGGCGATAAGGTTGAGGGGTGAGAAGAGCAATAGCGATCAGGTCAGCTCCGCTGGCGCACGCACGCCTTACCAGATCACACCTGAGAATCGTGCCAACATCATGAAGCAGGATGGGTACGATCCATGGGCCAGTCCGGAAAATGCGGTGCGGGCAGCGGATCGTATCTGGAAGGAAAGTCTTGCACGCGCGGGCGGAGATAAGGCGAAGGCGCTGGACCTTTACAGCGGAGGAGCTACTGGTTACGCCACACGTGTCCTTGGACAGACGGCGAAGGCACAGGCAGAGGTGGCAAGTAAGACCTCGCCGGTCACGTCTCAGCCTGCGGCTACCGCTACGGCTGCTCCCTCTACGCAGGTCGCGACCAATACTCCGCCTGCTCAAAGCACTGCACCTATGTCGTGGGCGGATTATAAGAAGAGCAAGGGGATTCAATAATGCCTAATATCTCCATGCCGGATGGGACTCAGGTAGCCTTCCCTGATAATCCCACGCAGGACGACATCGATACGATGAACAAGATGAGCAACCACATGACGTGGTTGCAGCAGCAACGACAAGAGGACCAAAGAGTACTCAAGGCACTCCCAACTGCCACAGGCTTTCAGAAGTTTGCAACGCAAGGATCTCTAGGAGTGGAGAAGGCATGGGAGGGATTGAAGCAAGTCCTCCCTCAGAGTGTATCCAATACCTTGGGTCTACAGGTTCGCAGTCCTGAGGAGATGAAGGAAAAGGAAGCTTATTGGAATCAAGCGGCGCAGATGGGTGGTGGAGGCAAGTGGACTCAAGGCGCGGGTCAGGCTCTGCCCGGGATGGCGACGATGGCTATCCCTGGACTAGGGGAAGCGGGCCTTGCCACACAAATAGGTGCAGGAGCCCTTACAGGAGGGTTGCAAGGCTACACACAGCCTGTCACTGGCCCCGGCCAACGTACCACCAATACCATTGTCGGAACCGGTCTAGGAGCCGCAGGAGGGGCCTTGCCGGGTGTCATAAAACAAGGGGCGAATTTACTTAACCCTACGCGCTATGCGGGCCAAGCAGGTGCAGATGCGATTAGCAAGGCTGGAGGTGATGTTAATGCTGTCGTTCAGCAACTC